CCATGATTTTCTCCGTACTATTCTAGCCTATGGTTCTCAGAAGGATATGCACGAGTTAGAGACTCTCCTGCTGATCCAGCTGGGTTGTGCTCAAGGAGGGATGTGGTTTAATTTGTCAAATAATTTGCGTAAATGACCTTAGACAAGGCCATCAAGCACGGTAAAGAGAAGCGTAGACCCTATCGAGGTTCAGCGCGTTTCGACTGGCATTGCCGTAATCACGGCAGCTGTGGCTACTGTAGAGACAACCGGCTGTTTAACTCCCTAAAGATTAAAGAGAAAAGCGAGGACGATTTTGCAAGCTATCATCGAGATGACTATTGTACTGAACAACGTGAAGACGGAAGAGATTGGGAGGATTCAAGCGAACCACCTTCGAGCCTTCCTAGAGAATCGGGCGTTGACTAGTAAGGATGCTGTCCATATTAACGATGTCATCATTATGGATGACGATACTCAGCCGGAACCTAAAGCAAAATGAAAGTTCGATATGTCATTAAAGAAGTAGTTATTAACTACAACGTCAGTAATGCTATCCAGACCGAACCTATCCTGCAGTATTATGACGAGGATGAAGGCCATTGGGTAGATGTGCAAACGGAGATTGAAACTACCTACCTCTGCAAGGACGAGTAAATGAAGACTAGAAGGGATTGGGATATCTTCTTCATGAAGGTTGCACGAGAGGCAGCTAAGCTTTCATATGACAAGATTCGTAAAGTTGGCGCAGTGGTTACTATGGATAACAATATCCTTTCTTTTTCGTATAATGGTACTGCTCCTGGCCAAGATAACACCATGAGGGATGCTGAAGGGAAGACCCTCCCCAATGTCTTCCATGCAGAAGCCCATGCCCTAGGCAAAATCACCCGCTCTACTCTCAGTAGTGTGGGTTCAACTATCTATACAACCCTATCTCCTTGCTGGGAGTGCTCTAAACTTATTGCCCTCTCAGGTGTTCGCCGAGTAGTCTACGATGAGCTCTATAAACTGGAGACGTTGGATTGGTTAAACACACAAGGAATCGAAACGGAACAACTCTATGTGTACAGAAAGCCTGATCCTTTTAAGCCTGACCCTTGTAGCGAGTGGTTTGGTGCTGACCATTTGTATAAATAAGATTGGTTTCCTAGAAGAACAACGTAAAAGGCTCCTATCAATGTATCGTCATAAGGATGACCCCGATAATGGCAACCCGTTCTAAAGATAAACAAAACAATGTTACCGTAAGAGCATCCTTCCTAGCACCTATTGGGTCTGATGTAGAGTTCCTCTTCAAAGCGATCCTAGAAGACTATACCAAGAGGTTCAATTGCACTGTTCAAGAGGGAGAGTGGCACGTTGATATTACCGGCCTTATTGGTGCAGGTGAGTTCCTCTATGGAGAGAATGGTGGTGCTTTGACCGGACAGATTAATATCATTGACAAGAGGATGTTGATCTGGGTTGCTGACCCTCATGGTGATGACCACTGTGAACATCCTTTTGTTGGCATGAAGTTTATGACAACCCTTTGCCATGAGATTGTTCATGCCTGTCAAGAGATCACAGGTAGGAAACCTAAATCTTATGCTCGTAAGCTGGATAAAACCAACCTTGAGAACTACTTCTTTGATCCTTTTGAAGTAGAGGCTCGAGTCCTAGAAGACTTTTATGCAGTTCTATTTGTTCTTCCTTCGCTCATGGAAGGAGACTTTGAATTTGAAACCCTAGAAAAGAACCAAAATGGCGATCGTATTCGATATCGAAGCAAACGGCTTCTGGCCGCAGGTAAACAAAGTATGGATGATCGTAGCGCATGACACAGAGAGTGGTGTAACAAGTTGTTTCTCTGACGATGATCCTGACCTGCCTCCATTGAGTAAGGGACTCGAGTTTCTCTATGAAGCTAAGATCCTAGTTGGTCACAACATTTGTGGCTACGACTTGATGGTCTTGAAATATCTCTTTGATTGGGAGCCTAACAAGGACACCCTCATCTATGACACTTGGATTCTAAGTCAGGTACTCCGCTACAAACGGGGTCACAAACATGGCTTGGAAGGGTGGGGCCAAAAGCTCAACTACCCGAAGACATCCTTCGACGAGTTCGATAAATACTCCAAGAAGATGCTGGACTATTGTGTCCGAGACGTACTCCTTAACGTTAAAGTCTATGAAGTACTCGTAGAAGAAATCAAGAGAACCTTCAGGATTAACCCGCTGTTCAAACAAGGGATGTTCGTAGAGAATCAGTTTGCCTTGATCGAAGCAGACATCCGTCGATATGGCTGGCGGTTTGATCATGAGAAGGCTCAAGAACTGGTCGAAGAGATCGGACAGAGACTCAAAGAGATTGAAGATATCCTTGAGCCTCAAATTGGTTTGGTCTGTATTAAGAAGGACAGCAAGGATGAATACAAGAATCCGATCTTTAAAAAGAATGGGGAATATGCTGCCGCCACCTGTCGATGGTTCTCTATTGAGCCGTCCAATGCACTTGGACAAAGGCTTGTCGATGGTCCGTACTCCCGAATCGAGTTTCACCAAGGCAAACTTTCCTCAGACAAAGTGCTCAAGGCGTGGCTCTACAAAATCGGGTGGCAACCCGACGAGTGGAACTATGAGCGTATCAACGGGCAGTTTGTCCAAAAGAGTCCAAAGCTAACTGAAACCTCGCTTGCCCTCTTGGGTGAACGTGGGTTGCTCATTAGTGAATACAACTCGCTGGCTAACCGATATGGCATCCTCAATGGTTGGTTGAAAGAAGCAGAGTATGATGGGCGACTCCACGGAAAGATGTGGACCATTGGTACTCCTACATTCCGTTGTAGACACGAGGTCGTTGCCAATCTGCCGTCTGTCCAGCATGACAAAGAAGGAAACATCCTTTACAAGTCTGCTGGTGGTTATGGCTATGAGATGCGCTCCCTGCTGTTGCCCAAGAAAGGTTGGGTGATTGTTGGTGCAGACTCCTCGGGTAACCAGATGAGGGGCCTCTGCCACTACATTGGTAACGCTGATTTTACTAAAGAGGTTATTGAGGGTGATGTCCATCAAAGAAACGCTGTGGCTCTGGCTGAGTTCACTGGAGGCGTACCTAATCGAAAGCTTGCTAAACCTTTCCTCTACGCCTTTCTATTCGGTGGAGGAGCAGGCAAGTTGGCTCTCATTCTACAAGGAAAACGAAGTGATGCAGTCGGCAAGCAAGCCATTGCAAGATTCGAGGATTCAATTCCCGGACTTGGAGAACTGAAAGAAAGGCTTGTTGCTCAGTTCGAAAAGAGTGAAGGTCAATTTGGTAAAGGTAACGGTGTCCTCAGGGGTATCGACGGTCGCCTTATCTTTGTTGATAGCAAGCACAAACTCCTAGTGGCACTCCTGCAGACGCTGGAGGGTCTAACCTGCAAGGCAGCGGTGGTGTACTTCAAACAGAAGATGCAAGAGAAGGGTATTCCCTTCAATCTCCTGTTGCACTACCACGACGAGTTCGCCTTCGAATGTCCTCCCGAGTATGCCGAGGAAGCTAAAGCTATTGCCATTGAATCCTTTGCTGAAGCACCGAAGATCTTTGGTGTTGAATGCATGAGTGGCGATGGCAAGATTGGAACTAACTATGCTGATGTACACTAAAGATGTTGACACGATGGCACGAAAATACAAGGGTAATAATGAAGAATGAAGACTTTGATGTCGCCTTAATTGATGCTGACAGCCTGATCTACACGACAGCTTGGTTCTGTCCTAACAAGCACATTGCTAGACGTACTTTTAGGACACACATTGAGAGGATCATTGAGGATCTGGAGGCAAAAGATATCTATGTCTTTGTCAAAGGGAAGGGAAACTTCCGAACGGATATTGATATCAACTACAAGGCTCACCGATCCAAGACCAGTGATCCCGAGATGCAAGAGAGGGTAGCCCTCCTTACTGAGTGGGCACAAGGGGAGTTCATTACCTCTGATGGTGCAGAAGCAGATGACTACTGCTTCATCTATGCTAACAAGGCACTTGAAGAAGGACTCAAACCTGTTGTCTGTCATATTGATAAAGACCTCAATATGATCCCGGGATTCCACTACAATTACAAAACCAAAGACACCTACATTACAACTCTTGAGGATAGCTTCCTAGCTATGCATCTGCAGTTGCTTACAGGTGATGCTGCAGATAACATCCAAGGTCTGTGGGGTATTGGTCCCGGTAGGGCTAAGATTATTCTTGACAACAAAAAGATGTCCGACCTCAAAGACAAGGTACTGACCTATTGGCGAGACAGTTATGAGAGGCCAAAAGCACAGTACAAGGATAAGTATAAAGGTAGGGATTGGGAAGAAGACTTCTACCGAGCTGCTAACCTGTTGATCCTTAGAGACAAACATGAAGAACTCAGGGAGCTAACCCCGGAAGAAATCCGAGCGAAGATGACTTGGGATTATCCCGAGGATGACATGTATGCTCAAGGTAGAACCGAGAATGTAGCTGTTATTGAGAATGGAGTCTCCTGGAATGCACCCCGGCGGGTTGCTGGAGCCATCATTGGAGAAGAACTAACTAGGAGTATTAGCGATTGTCAAATGGCCACTGGCGCTGCCGAGATGGACGAGAACACTTTAGTCCAGAAGATTACTACGGATTTATCTACTGTATCACCTTCCTCCTTACAGGAGAAAGATATATTGGCAAAAAGAGTTTTCACCAATATCGAAGAACAAAAAGAATCCGGGAAAGCAACTGGAAAACGTACACGAGCAGCTCGAAAGAAATCAACCGGCTGATTGAAGAATTTGGTATTGAGTGTTTTGACTTTCAGATTATCCTTCTCTGTGATAGCAAGTCAACGTGGTCCCATGCAGAGAACAACATCCTGCATAAGCTTGATGTGCTAACCTCGAAAGACAAACACGGATATCCTCATTTCCTTAACAAGCAGATTGGCGCAACCCGTTGGATTCCAAAGACATTCAACAAGGATGAAGCCAATCTTGCTGTAGACCTTATCCTTAACGACATTAAATACCCAAATGAAATCCAAGTATCCTTTTAATGTGTACGATGCCCTCAACGAAGACAGTGAGGTAGATACTCCCCGCCGACGTCGTCAAGAGATTGAACAAGATAAGCTTGAGATTGAACAGATCCAACATAAGCGTAAGAAGTTTATTGAGGATGAAAAGGAGCGTTCCAAGTGAAGATGCAACGCA